TGCATAAATTTTTTCTTTTGTATAAATCATAAAATAATCCTCCTTTTTGTGCCTTTTTAGTCATCATATATTTCCCTTAAATAATCTTGTACTTTATCAAACTCTTCCGTTGTTTCATTGATTCATTTAATTTTATCCTCTGGAATTTCAAATAGCATTCTTCTATAACGCTCACCTCTATGAAGGCTATAAACCGGATAAAGTTCATCTCTAGCTATACATATTTTAGTCATCTAAGTATTCCCCAACAGCAACAAATCTTTTATCAATACCGTTATCACAAGGTGCGAAGGAATCAATATATTCAAATAGACGGCTTCTATTACAATCGCAGCTAAAATTACCTTCAAATATTTGATAAGGCGTGTTTGTCAATTCTTTAATAATACCTGTTTCAATATCTTTTATTTTAACAGTTATTTGTTCATTCATAAAATTTAGTCCTATCTAAAATAAATTTTTTCCAAATAAAAATAAAAATAGCAGATAAGCTGACGCAGCTTAAAGTATAAATTATAAATTCAAATGTATTTTTGGCAGTAAATATCAATAAACTTAATCCACCACTTAATAAATGAAATATAACCATCCATTTGACAATAAACAAAATTATAAAATTATTCATCAAAATCCTCAAACTTTTTAATAGCTACTCATAAAATTATAAAATACATTGTCAAGAAAGGATTTAGTGAATCTTTTCTTGCGTGTACTGAAACTAAAAAATAATTCTATGTCGCCATCAATATTTTTAAACTCATAATTACCTCCAATTAAATGATTATAACACATTCCCCTGCAATTAAGTAGGGGATTTTTAGTATTTAAAAAAAGTAAAAAAAGAAAGGATTAAAATGAAAAAACTACTCGTATACTTAGCAGCAATATTAATACTGTTAAGTGATTCTTCTGCGTTTGCAGCAAAAAAAGTAAGAACAAATTTTACTGACTATACAACTGGCAAGTCTGATGTATCAAGAACTTTTGAGGCTGTTGACACTGCAATGACAGCGTTAACAGTTTCATCAACTCCAGCTAATGATTCAGTTACATCAGCCAAAATTGCAGCTGGTGCTATTGTAGATTCAGATGTAAATGCAGCCGCTGCAATTGCACTTACAAAACTTGCGCCTATTACAGCAGGCAGCATATTGATGGGCAATTCTTCAAATGTTCCAACTGCTACCGCTCTTACTGGCGATGTTGCTTTATCAAGTGCAGGATTGACTACTGTAACAGACCTTACAATAGCATCAGAAGCTCAGGGCGATATATTATACAGAAATGGTACTATATGGACAAGACTTCCAGCTGGTACAGCAGGACAGGCTTTAGTAACATCAGGTGCAGCAGCTAATCCTTATTGGGGAGCGCCTAATGTAGCAAACGCAACTTCTTTGGCCTCAAGTGCTGCTATTGATGGCGGTACTTATGATGTAACTCTTACAAACACTACTCAAACATCAGCCGCTTCATTGTTAACTATTCCTGATTTTGCAGGAGTCAACCAGACCATTGCAACTCTTGGATTAGCTAATACATTCACAGGCGTAAACACTTTTTCAAATTCAGGCCTACATGTTTTAGATAGTAATGCAAGTCATGATTTAATCATTACTCCGGGCAGTGATTTATCCGCTGATAGAATTTTAACTATAACCACAGGTGATGCAGCAAGAGGTATTACACTTAGTGGAGATTTAAGTTTAGGCGGTACTTTAACTACTTTGGGTGCTTGGACTCAGACAGGTGCGCACACAATAGGTGTTACAACTACAGGTAACACTACTGTAACATTGCCAACATCTGGTACTCTTGCCTCATTAGCTGGCACTGAGACATTTACAAATAAGACTCATGATGTCGCCACAACTACCTTTGGGGCAAACGGAGCTTTAACAAAGGCAATGAAAATTAGCTTGTCAGGCGCAACAGCTGACAAGACAAGCACATTAACATTTGCACATACTGATGACAGGGCAATTACTTTCCCTGATGCCACAGACACATTAGTAGGCAAAGCTACAGCTGATACATTAACAAACAAAACCATAGATGCTGATGGCACTGGCAACGTAATTACTAATATCAATGCCAACGAACTTGATTCAACAGCATTTGGAGCAACTGGTGTTTACGGAGTGCCTTTTATAATTCATAAAGAACTATCTAACTTAGCAGCGGCCGGATCAAACCTTGTTGAAAATTCAGCATTTAAATTCAAGATTATTGATGCTTGGACTGTCAATACTTCTGCTACAGGTGGAACATGGGCTTTATATACTGGATCAGTGGGTGCTGTAGGTACTGCAATTACAAATACTGTAACTGTGGCTGCTTCTGACACTGATACAGATAGAGCAGGTCAGATTGATAATGCGCAAAGTACAATTGCATCTGGAGCTTCTGGCGATCTAATGATTGTCGGAGATGCCGGCGGAGCGGTTGATCTTGAAATATATGTAATGGCTATAAGAATAGATTAATTATAAAAATTTAGGGGCGTAATTGCCCCTATCCTTTTATGATTGTGAGGGTAAAATGCCAGAAAAGATAATCGAAGTAATCGACACAAATATAGTTTTTGATAAAAACGATAATGATGATATTGTCGCGCAAATTGTTAAGGATTTTGACAAATGGGATGATGATCGGCAAGCACAGCTTGATTTGATTAACAATGTTGCAAAATTGCTTGATGTTACAAGCAATACTGTTAAATCAGAGACACAATTTGGAGAGAAAACTCAAAAAGCTAGATTAAGAGATGCCGATATAGTTCAACTATGTGATTCAGCGATAGCTCATACTTATAATTCTAATTTCAAGACACCTTCGCAGATGATCGATGTTCAACTTGAAAACCAATTGAATGATTCAGAGATGGCTAAACAGGCATTACTTCAAAAAGCAGCCCTTTTAAATGTCTGGAAAAAATCTAAGCCGGATGATGAATGCAGAAAATTCTGCGAAAATTGGCACAAAAAAGGCGAGGGTATATTTTATATAACTTGGAAACAGGAATATCAGGATGTAAGACGTAAAAAAGAAAATGATATTCTTGGCTTTAAAATACCTACTAAAAAATGGGAGATACAGAGACAGCTTAAATATGACGGCATAAAAATTAAATGTATAGACCCTGAAAACTTTGTTTTTGACACTACAAGAAGAAGTGAGATTAATAACGGCTGTCCAGTGATATATCCTACTTATAAAACCTTTTTAGATATTACAGAAAATGAAGAATATAAAAGGTTTTTAGATGCTGATGCCATAACAGAGCTTCAAAACCTAACTAAAAAATCATCTAAAGATTTGAATGACATTAAAAATGATGAAATAGATACATATAAAGCGGTTAAAGGAGATCAGCTTGAAGTCCTAGAGTATTGGGGCGATTTTAAAATTAAAGATAAATACTATAGAAATATGCGCATAGTAATTGCAGCCAGAAAATACGTAGTTGCTTATGGCTGCAATCCAAATATAATTAGTCCTTTTGTGTATTGTGCGTTTAAGATACATCCTGATACTGGTAGAGGAATACCTGCGTTGGCTTGGTTAATACCTATAGTAGAAGCAACCGAAGAAATAATTAATAAAATAAATGACATTCTAGGCCTAGTCATAAATAAGCCTTTTCTTGCGCCTAAAGGTGCTCTATCAGGAAAAATTGAAGTCAAAGAAGGTGGAGTAATTGAATACGATCCTGCTCTTATGCCCACATCGCCTGTACCTTTAGATTTTTCTACAGGAATACCTATCAGTATCAAAATGCTCGAATGGTTTGAAGGCAAAAAAGAACAGATTCTAAATCAGTTTAAAAACTCATCGGGAGATACAACAACACAACCTAAAACAGCCACAGAAGCAAGGATAATGAATGCCGGCCAAGATGTTGTTATGTCTTATCAAAACAGCATTATCGGTCAGGCAATAATAGAAGTCTTTGAAAAAATTGGCGAAACAATGGCCAATTTTCAGGAAGGCGCAGAGCAAGTAGTTTATAAAGATAAAACAGGAAAAGAAGAAATAGGAACTGTTGACGATACTGTTAGACAAAGTAATTACACTTATCAAATTGGCGATACAGCCTCATCAATTGAAAAGAAAATAAATATAGAAACATTCTTGCAGCAATTTAATATCGCTGCACAAATAGGCATACAAACAGGTCAGGGCGTGCCAAATATCATTGAAGTTATAAACCATCTCGGCTCAAGTAACGCAATAGAGAATCCGTCAAAGTTTTGGACTTCATCACAACAACCAATCGGAGGTGAAATTGGAGCACAAGGAGAAGCAGGAATGCCAACGGATGTTCAATCTGTGCAAGATGCCAGCATGGGAGGAACTCCGCCAGCACTTCCACAAGATAATATACAACCGTATTAACTGTAATGCACCTGAATACTCAATACATTATCTATCAGGAATAAAAGAAGTTTTTAAATACGCAGAAGATAAAGCAAGTAATTTAACGCCCCTCGACAGGGCGTTTTTAAATGACGATTTGGAGGTAAAAATATGTCAGACGAAATACTTAGCACAAACAGTGAGCCGTTGGGAGCTACTGAAATTGATTCTACACCTATTGAAGAAACTAATCTGGAGGTAGATGAGGTAACAACAGAAGAAATTACTGAACCAGTAGAAAATCCCGAAGAACCTAAAGAAACTCAGGAAGAAATTCCTGCAGTTCCTGAAAAAATAAAGCTCGGAGAAAAAGAATATACTCCCGCAGAGCTTGAGTCATTAGTTAAAGAACAGGAAACAAAAAAAGCAGAAGAAGAAAGCAGCAAGTATCAGCCAAGAGAGCTTGAAATAATTGAAAAAGATTTTGAAAGAGAAAACTCAAATCTTGAAGCTGATGTAGCAAGTTTAAAAAAAAGGTTTCTTGCAAAAGCTGAAACGCCATACCAGTTAGTTCAAGACCCTGAAACAGGTGAAACTATTAAACAACCTTTAGTTGATTATACGCCTGATTGGGCTCTTGCATGTGGAGAACAAACAGGGGATTGGAGTTATTTTTATAAATGTTTAGGGGCTGAATCAGCAGCTTTTGACGCAGAAAGAGCTAAGCTTTTTAATGAGTATATACCTAAAATAGATCAGCTAAACGCTGAAAAGAATTATATAGAAGCAATAAAGACTGAACAAGAAAATATTAGTCAATATGATTCCTACAAAGAAGCTGAACTGAAAGACAAACCTGCGGAAAGTCAAATCGTTGATTTTGTCAAAACAAGAAATATCAAATTTGATAAAGAAGGTATGACTGAATTTCTACAAACCTGTAGAAATGCTTTTGCGTCCGAATATAATACGGCGCAACTTAGTGCTGAAAACGATTTAGCAAAGAAAGCTATGGGTAGTACCTTAGCTGGAGGCGCAACACCAGTCGTAGGCAACAAAGTGTTTTCACGCAAAGAGATTGACTCTATGAGTGATGATGCTTACCTACAAAATGAAAAGGCCATTTTTGATCAAGCGGCAAAAGGTTTAATCAAGTAAATACGAAAGGAAAAAATTTATGTCAACAAATGCAAAATCAAACCAAGTACAGGGAGCTTTGTCTATTTTTACCTTGCCGGTAGTAATAGATTGCTCACAATTAGATGCAGATGGAGTTAGCGGCTTAACAGTAGCTTGCCATCCTATCAATGCTTATCTTCCAGCTTTTCATGACGTTTTAAACGTTGATCTTATTGTAGAAACAGTTGGGGCATCAGATGGATCAGCAACGGTTTCATTCGGTTTCGACGACATATCAAGCGAGCCAGACAACTTATTAAATGATGAAGCTATCGCAAGTTTTGCAGCCCTTACATCTACTGCTGGTGCTTATGTTGCTGGTATTCCAAGACTTGGTACAGATGGAACTAAAGTTAATACAGGTATAACAGATGCGCAATTAGCTTATGAGATTAAAACTGCTGCGCTTACAACTCTTAAAATTACTGCACTTATTACACTTAAACCTACCAGATAACAGAAAGGAAAAACAAATATGGCAAACGATTTAACAAGTTTTATTCCAGAAATATGGTCTAAAAAATTAGGTATACTCCTTGATAAAAAAGGGGTTGCTATGCAATGCGTCAACAGGAACTATGAGGGTGAGGTCAAAAAAGCAGGCGATAGTGTGCATATAAGAAGTTTCGCAGATGTAAGTGTCAAAGATTATTCGGGCGCAATAGTTTATGAGAATCTTACTTCTCCGATTCAAACAATGACAATCAATCAGAAAAAATACTTTGCGTTCAAAGTAGATGATATATCAAAAGCTCAGTCCGATATTAACATTATGTCTGGCTATCTTGAAAGATCAAAAGTTGGCGTTGATATTGAAAAAGATACTTATATCCATTCTCTAGTAGCGAATGCTCATGCTGACAACATAATTTCAACATCAGTTATTGATGCAGACAATTTCCATTCAAAAATGGTTGAAATTAAGAAAAAGCTTAAACTAGCGAATGCTCTAAATGATGGCAAGATGCCATGGGTAATTATAGACCCAGAACTAGAAGCTATAGCTATTCAAGCTCCAGAATTTATTCACGCTACTCAAGTAGGCGATAAAACTTTAAGAGAAGGTTCTATCGGTAAAATAGCCGGACTTGACGTATTGGTTAGCACTAATTTTGAAGCAGTAGCAGGAACATACAATGTTATGGCGGGTACTAACGGTGCTATAAAGTTTGCCTCTCAGATAACAGAAATAGAGACTATTAGATTGCAGGATTCTTTCGATACCGCAGTCAGAGGGCTCTATGTCTTTGATGCAAAAGTAATTGTTCCAAAAGCCCTTGTAAAAGCTGTTTATACATTAACATAGTTTATTATAGTTTATTTAGTTAATAGGGCTTGAAATACAGCCCTATTATTTAATTTGGAGGTTTTAAAATGACAAACAACAACGACAAAAAACTTGAAGAAATGTTACTAAGTTTAGACCCTAAACAAAAAAAACAATGTCGAGAATTATTGGATTCAGCTATTTCTGATGACGACATTCTTGAGTCTCAAAAAACAAAAGAAAAACTTGAGATTAAAAAGTTTGAAGATAAAAGAGTTATTCCTTATGACAAACCGGCTGTTTACGATGTATTTAACAAAAAAAACAATGTTACTACTGTAATGAACGGAATGATGATAGTAGGACTTTTTGGAGCAGATACAGAAAGTAAAAAAGCTTTTGAAAACAAACTTCTGGGAGACACTCATACAGTAAATGGTTACAGGATTAAATTTAGACATTTTGAGACTTATAAATGAAAACATTTAAACAGATTTTAGATCAAATTTACGGACAAGCAGAAGTAAATAACGCTCAGACTAACTTTAGCGAGTATGAAACAGATCAAACCCTTGCTGTACAGTTAGCATTGTCTGAAATATGGCATAGTGATGAGTATTCTTTTAGAAGTAGATCAACTACTTTTACAACTACTGCTATTAATGGCGTTTATCCGACTACTTATACTTTGCCGTATGGAAAAATAAAGGACAAAGGGCTTAAAGTATCAGGTCAATTAACCCCTATGATTGAGATACAAAATGCTGATACTCTTTCATCATACGATGGCATACCCATTTATTATTGGGCTGAAAACGATCTATTAAATGTTTACCCAACTCCTGATGCTGTATATACTATTAATACTAAATACTGGACTAATTATAAAGCAAAAAGTGCGGCATTAGCTGAAAAATCAACTTTATTGCTTACAGATGATATTTTGAATGTTCCTACAGAGCTTGAAGATATATTTTTAATGGCTCTTGGTTATAAATCAATAGTAAATTACGTCTCTGATCCTGAGGATGAGGTATACATTGATATGCTTAATCGTTACAAAACTGCGCTTTCAATTCTAAAGATTGAAAGTAAAAGAACTTCAAAACCTCCGGAGTTTGTAATTTCATGACATCAACAAAAGTTCCTGAATATACATTAAAAAAATTCGGTGGATTAAGAAATATCAATGCCGGTGAAGGCTTTTTTGTTGAAGGATATAACTTTGAGATATTCTCTACAGAAAGCGGCGGCATCGGCTTTAGACGAATGAATGGGAATGAATTTCTTTCCATTTACCGAGAACTTGGTGCACTTGAGTACGAATATTATATTTCTTACGGAGTATTTGAGACTATTCAAAATGGCCTTAAATATACTATTGAGTATGTTGTAGGTGCTACAGAAGCAAAACTTGTCAGATTTTTAGGCACTTATACTGACCCTTGTGGTGATTATGAAGTTCTGGCAGATGGATTTGACAAAGATGCTAAAAACTGTAACGGCATAGATTTTAACGGAAAATTCTTCTTTACCAACGGAGTAGACGCACCACGAACTATAGAAATAGGTGCAAGTCCAATTGATGTTGAAATAGATACTACCGATTCAACCGCAAGAGTGCATTATGGCCTTGGTTTGTATGTTTATGATAATAGAATATGGATGACTTCTCGGTATGGCGTCATTGGCTGTGCTTTTAACGATGAAACCGACTGGGCAAGTACAGGCGATGCAGGGGCTTTTTGGAAAGACTATACAGCAGCAACAGCAGTACATGGCTTCTCTAATGGCCTTGTTATTATGGGCAAATACTTTACTGAGTATATGTCTGGCAGTGGTGCTTTAAGCTACTCTTTTGAGCCAGTGGGGAATACTGGAGCAGTAGGCCATAAAGCTATTTGTAGCCATGATAATAGAGTATTCTTTTTCAATGGTGAAGGAGTTTATCCTATAATTTATCAGGATACGAATCAGAGAAGCATCAAATCAAGAATAAGCAATAATATTACAGAAACTTTACTTGATATAGATACAGATCAGTATGCTGATATTCAATTAATAAGCCTTGCGCCTTTAGGTGAGGATAAAATATGGTTTCTTGCAAGACATAAAAGCTATTCAACCTATTCTGTAATTCTTGTATATGATTATGGATTTGGCGAATGGTTTATGCGCATTAGCCCTGTTTCTATAAATTATTTAAGCATTAATAATAATTATTTATATTCAGCAGGTGGAGGTCTTTTAAAAGACAATACTGGGTCTATATTTGAAGCAGATAGCGACATAGAATATCCAATTAATGCAAGAGCTTTAACTTCATTTTATGATTATGGTTCTCCGGCTCAAATAAAAAAAATTAAAGAAAGATATTTATTATTAACTCCATTTGTTGAACAAAATTTTACCTGGAAAGATATTTTTAACGGTGATTCATCAGATTCTGAATCTTTTGAAGTTACAGAAGATTATTCAGAAACATTATGCTGGTCAGATTCATCTGTATTATTCGGGCAAGGTAATGGGGTTTGGGATACAAATAGCTGGGCTGCTAATGAAGTAAATTTCTTAAAAATAGAAAGACCTAAGAAAAAATTCAGAATGATTCAGCATGAAATTATTTGTGATGACACCAAAAAAGGACTAAATCAGAATTTCAGCATTGAAATGATAGTTAATAGAAAAATAAAGATAAAACACTAATGCTAAAACTAATAACTGTTACAGATGTACCTCCTTTTCAAGAGGAAGTGCAGAATCTTTTTAATGAAGTCAGAGATAATTTTCAACACTGGAAAGACGTTAAAAAAGCTCTTAAATACTGTAAAGGTCATTTCTTTGTTTGCACTTGGACAGAGGAAGAACAGGAAGAGTTTATCGGCTGTCTATTTCTCCATGATTGGAATATAAAAAAGAAAAAAGTTTATCTTGGCGGATTTTCTAAAAGAAAGAATACTCATACTTTAGAAGGGGTAAAACTTTTAGTAGATGTAACCTTTGAAGATTACGATATAAACACAATTTTGACAAAAATTAACAAAAACAATAAACCGGCTCAATTATGTATCAAAAGAGCCGGTTTTAAATTAATAGCAGAAATAAACGATTATTACTTATTTTCTATAGAAAGGAATAAAAATGCTTGATTCCTTATGTTGTCTTAACGGATGGAAAAGACTTAGGTTTGATTTTAGAGCTTATAAAGGAGAGTCAGAACCTCCCAAAGCTTCAAAACCTGTTAATTCTGTCGTCGTAAAAGATGGAAACGTAGTTTCAAAATCAGCTTATGATAAAAAGTCAAATACTCAAACACAGCAAAGCTATTCTACGCCGTATCAATTATCTCAGCAAAAATACATGGAGTCTCAAATCCCTACTATCCAGCAAAGACTATTCAATCCTACTAAAGAAATGCAGGACTCTTGGCAATCTATAGCTCAGGCTAATAAAGATCTTCAAATGAAAAATTATAATGAAGACTTTGGAAAAGCTCAAGATACATTGCTTTCAACAATTTCAAAAAGAAATCTGATGGGATCTTCAGCAGTGCCTTATTTGACAAACGAGCTTGCGAAGGTTGGATCAAATCAACTCGATAGCATAAATAAACAGTATATAGCAGACCAGCAAAATGCAAGAAATCAAGATTATAACTACAATTCAGGCTTATATAACTTGCTTAATGGCGGATTAGGACAGCAATTAGATATAGGCAATATAGATATTGGCACAGCATTGAGCGGCGGAAACAATATTAATAATTTTAATAACAGCCAATATCAAGCTGCTATGAATCAATATTTACAACAATTGCAAGGTCAAGGATCAAATAATTCTGCGCTAATAGGAGGAGGATCAGCAATAGCAGGCTCTGGAATTATAGCAGCTGCTATGCTGTAGTATATATGAATTTAAATAAAAAAATAGATAAAGCTCTTTTGCTTATAGAAGACGTGCTTAGTACTTATAAAAAACCAGTTATAATGTCTTCCTTCGGTAAAGATAGTATGGTTATGATTGATCTTATTAGAAAGGTCAACAAAAATGTACCTTGTATATCACATAAAGAGCCTTTTTATCCTAAAAAATATGAGTTTGCAAATAAAGTAATAGAAAATCTAGAACTAACAAACTATGATTTTCCTCCCTGCGGTACAGCAATACAACAAAAAGAAAATGAAATCGAAATAGTAAATTATTATAACTGTGGCGATAAAGTTTATATGCTTCCTACAGGAGTAATTGAACCTGATTACAACAGGCCTTATCTTTGTGGATTTATAGATTTATTTTTAAAACCAACCGGAACATTTAACTATGTCTGGGATTGTTGCTTTGTAGGCCATAAATCAAGCGATGAGGATATATTTTTTGATTCATTAGAGCTTAAGGTTGACAAGACAAAGCTAAGTAATACAACGGACATTATATTCCCTCTTAGATACTTTACAGACAATGATATATGGGAATATACAGACAAGTTTAATGTGATGTGGAATGACAAAAGATATGATAGAGGACAATCTCCAGAAAAAGAAACTTTTAGACATCAATTCAAAGATATGACATATAACCCTGATTATTTTGAAGCGTGTACAAAATGTATGAATAAAACAGAATCTGAGCAGATATTTTGTCCTAAATTTAAACATTTAGTTCAAAATATTTCAAGCAAATTACCTTATCAAGAAGCTTTAAAACTTAATTATTTACAATGCGTACCTTAAATTATTAAAAATAGGAGCATAAAATGCCTTTGGATCAAAATACTTTAAACTTGCTTTTAAATCTGGGAAAAGGACTGCAGTCTTTTGGTAGCTCTTATTCTCAAGGGAATGGATTTGGGACTGCTTTAGGCGCCGGAGCATCAGGATTTACTAACGATATGATGGATAAATACGATGCTCAAAGACTGGGTGAAATGTATAGTCCTTTGCTTAAAAATCTTAATGTTGATTTAGCCGGTCAAAATTTTAGAACTCCTGAAGAATTGTCTAGCTATGTAAAGCTTGCCAGTGATGTAAATCAGACTAAATAAAATAACGATCTTAAAAAGCTTTATTATGGTATTTTAACTCAGAATGCTCAAGATAAAGCTCAACCAAAAGCAGGCAGTGTTATTTCAAGACGGGAATTAATGAATATTGTCCCATTATTAAAAGATCAATGGGGTAAACAGTATGATTTTTCTAATGGCCAAAATAAAAGCTTTTTAGACTATCAGCTACCGATGGATATAGCAAAAACACTTATTCCCCCTCAGCCAAAAACAAATATTAGTGTACGTAAAGGAGGGTTTAATAATACTACTAATAGCAATATACGCCATACTGGCGGCAATAAAAATAATCCTCCTAAAAAAGTAACTCTTCCAGATGCTTCTTCATTTCCACCGGTAGGAAATACTCCTAAAACAGAGACAAGACAATATCAAGGTTACACATATATTAAAGGTAATGACGGAAAATGGCACAGACAGGGATAAAACCTCCAGCTATACTTGATGATATTCCAGATGAGCCGCCAATGGTTTTAGATTCTATTCCTGATGAAAAACCTCCGGCCGTTCTTGATGATATTCCCGATAACGGATTAGGCCATTCTTTTGGTGGAGAAGATGATCCTTTTATACAAGCTAATAAACCTAAATTACAGGGTAATGTCGTTAAATTTAATCCTAAGCCTATAAAAGAAGCTTTTGGATGGGAATACAATAAAGATACAGGCAGAGTAAACCCAAAAAGTGCACTGGGTCTTGGAATGATCGCTGATGCTGGGCTTGATTTAAAAGACATGACTCTGGGTGGTTCTGTTTTACTTGGAAAAGCTTTGAAAGGGCTTTTTCTTGATCTTCCTTATGAAAATATTAAAAGAGCTGAATCATTAAGATTGCCTGTAGGACTAGAAGGCCAAGACTGGAAAGCAGGACTTGATAATACTAAAAACTTTTTAAAGCAGGCTGGAAGTGCTATAGCTGAACCTTATAAAAGTATTGAATCTGCTCAAAGTCATCCTTTACAGGTAGCTCTTGATATTGCTACTCTTGGACAATTGAGAGGCATACCAGCTATATTGTCAAAAACAGGAAGAGCAGCAGGAAAGAATATTGCTAGTGATTTAAGTAAAATTAACTTAAAAGAAACAATAAATAATAATCCTGTAGTTCCAACTAGTGCAGATATTGCACAAGTTCAAAAGCCTGTATTAAATGAACTTACAACTGAAAGACCTTTAAAAATTCATGAATTTAAAAAGATTTTAAAAGAAGAAACAGGCAGGAAGGCTGTAAGAAATACTGAATACAAAGACTATTTAAAAAATTCACCGGAAACAAATAATCTTACTCAAAAATATTTCCAGAAATATGGCCAAAAATTAAGAAATCCTAATTATCCAGAAA